TTAGCATATACTTGACAAATAGTTTTATTATATTCATTGTCATTATATTTTTTATACATTACAACAACTATATATGAATTATCAAATCCATTTTTCTTCATTTTGATTCCACCTCCACATATGTGAATGACCGTGGTGCTTTGGTTAATTGACAAGTTAAACAACCACTACCAAATATTTTGCAATCCCAACAATTACCTGTTGCATTGATTTTCATAAATTCACTAATCTTCCTCGGTCTGTCAAAGATTTCTAAATCACTAATGTGAATGGTATATAGTTTAGTTCCAAGTTTCTCTCCTGCATAATCCAATAATTCAAAATTATCCAATTGTGCTTCTTCATTTGGAAAGTCAATAGAATCACTTTTACTAAAATATAATCCACCTTTAATCATTTTTAATGTGAATTCATCCACTTTATAGCAACGGAACTTGAAGATAACTTTACCATTAAGGATTTTATTAGCACCATACTTTATGTGTTTTTTATTACTAGTACAATCATAACCACAAACAATTTCACTGCCTAAATATTTGTCAAAAGTTATTAGTTTTTCTTTTCCTTTGCTACAATATACATAAAACTCTGCATATCCATTTTCATCAATGAGTTTTTGAATTGCAGTTGCTTCTCTTTTATTTTTAATAACTAATACAGATTGAATAAGATTCATTATATTAGCACATTGTTTTGGCTTAATTGATTTCATTATCACTTTCATCTGTTTCTACCTCTCTTAGCATATAGTAATCTTCATAACTAACAGGACAATCCTTTATAGTTTCATCATCAGGGGAGAAATGTTTCAAAGGACATGTTCTGCAGTTATTAGAAGTATCACATATTCTTTGGCATTCTTCTAATGTTAAATCTTTAATCTTCTTTTTCATAACAATACCTTTTTAATAAATCAAATTCTTCTTGTGTTAAAGGTATATTGCCATTTTCTTTAACATTATATTGTTCAACTGTATCACAACATCTTATATCGATAGGACTAACATCTTTATCATTAATAACCTCTAATGCAGTTAATCTGTTGTCTAAATCATCTAGTGATAAAATCTTATGTTTTTCTTCAACATTTTCATAATTAAAGAGTTTATTTCTAATTTTGAGCATTGGCTCTCTGTTTTTTCTTTTGTCTTTATATTCTTGTTTATGTGTTAATCTCATAATAGTTCCTCTTTATTTATAATAACTATATGGTCTGCTTTCAAATCCATTACACATAATGAGTTCTTTGTCAATAGTCTTAATAACCATTCTTAATCCCCAACTTTCAAATAAATCAGTGTGAGCAACACTATCATTATCAATATAATAATAATGGTCTAAGCATTTAAGATACCAAACATCAGTTGGATTATTGTCTTTCCCTATTTCTCTTTCAATATTTATTGCTGTGTCATAGCAAGAAAGAAGAATGCACTTTAATTCATTTATGTTTTGAAATTCTTTAATAACAAAGTCTTCGTATTCAGTGTGTTCTACACTTTCATAGAAATCTATTGTTGGTTCTCTGCCATAATGGTCTGGTCTAATCACAATCCACATAATAGTTCCTCTTTTAATATTCAATGCCATTCTCTCCATAATTACAGAGATGTGTTGGGTATTCTTCCAAGCAATAATGTTCATTTATATAATTTTTAATTGCATAATCACTACATTCTTTTTTGAAATGGAGTACTCCAACACCACGAATGTTAACTCTTTTATATAATTCCCCAACATTAATAATTTTATTGGTTAAATCACATTTATATTCTTTTTTTGCTTTTAGTGTTTTCATAATAACACCTTTTTTAACAAGTCATTCTTTTCTTTTGTTAATGGGTAACTACTATCATCATTTGTTCCTGCACTAACAATTTGACCATATTTAAATTGTAAATAACCACAATCAAATAATTCTTTGATAGCCTCTAATGCTTGAAGTTTCTTTAACAAATCCTTTTCGTTGTTAATTCCAAACTTTTCACACAAATCACATAGTAGATTATCAGTCTCTTCATAGTCTTTAAGTTCAGTTTCAATAAGGTCACATAAATCATTGATAGTTATAGTTTTAGAATATCCTGCATTATCTTCCCAAACACATTTAACTATTTCTTTCCCACTATGTTCTCTAATATCTTTTAACACTTCTAATGCTTTACTCATCTTTTACCTCCAATGACAGCAAACAAAACACTAAATAAAGAAACAACCACACAAATAATTAAAATAACTTCACCTGTTGTCATATCTTATTCTCCTTGTGGAACAAACCAATCAAAACAATGGTTCTCATGATGCTCACATTCTTCTTTAGTTTTATAAATAATAGTTCCTGATTCAGAAGGAATACCTAATATATCCATATCTTCAGTTTCAACAATCTTATATTCAGGATTGTCTTTAATTATTTTGATATGAATTATTTTATCTTTATATTTTATGTAGCCTTCTTTCATTTAGTTACCTCTACTTCATCTCCACATACTTTAATATGAAATAAGTTACTACAATGCAAACATATGCAATGAGTAGTGATAGTATTTCTATCAGGATTAATATTAACACCATCCTTATAAATAGATGGATAATAAGCAGCAGTCATATCAGAACCAATCTCTTGATAATAAGATTTATTACAATAAGGACATTTAATCATCTTAACTCTTTCCTTTCATTAAAAATCTTAATCGCTTCTTCATCTGATTTGGCTTTAAACTCACTACTGCCTGTAATCTTTAAAGTTCCATCAGACCAATCACAGATATCAAATCCAGAATAGATGTAAGAATGATAAGGTCTCTTTTCTTCAAGAATTTCAGAGGCATAATCATAAGCACAATCTACAAGACTGTAGCCATCATTTTCAAAAGCATATCTATGAGAAGAAGTTTCATTCTTAAAGTAAGGGTCAACATCAACAATCCTAGTGTTTCTATAAATAATCTTAACAATATTGTTATTGACTTTTTCTTTAACTGGTTTACCCTTATAGGAAATTAAAACTCTTCTATAATGAAGTCTTCCCTTCTCATCATGTTTTCTATTAATTGCTACCATTGCATATTTCTTTCTCATATTATACCTCCAAAAAGTCCTATATAATTCAGTTATATTATACAACTTTTATAGGACTTTGTCAATTCTATTCTTCTGGACTATTAATTTCTATAATCTTAGATGATTCTGAGGACCATCTATAGAACCACCAATCAAAATCATCATTTGATTTATTATACTTCTTCAAATCAGCATAAGCAGTTCTGTATTTATTAAGAGATAACTTTCCTTTAATCCACTTCTTGGCTTGATTCTTAGTTAAGAAATCTTTCTCTTCAAGAATATCATCATCTCTCCATATTTGCACATTGTAAGGCTTAAATCTAGTCTTAGGATAGATAATCTCTACATCCTCACCTAAGGATTCAGCAAAAGCAAGTGTGGCCTCTCTTAAAGTTTCATCATTCCAGTCTTTGATTTTAATCTTGACTGACATAATTATTTTCCTCTAAGTTTATCTTGATATTCTTTATAGGCTTTCATGTTTCTTTGATATTCTTTGATTGCTTCTTTATCATAATCAGCATCAGCAGAAAATCCTTTAACACTAACTGTTTTAACAACAATAGAGCCATTTCTTAAAACTCTGTGGTCATCTAAAGAAACCTTATTATATTTAGGTGTGCTACCTCTTTTCATAACATATGGTTTCTTTGGCTCTTGGGCCTTATTCATTTCAAATAGATTCATAACAAATCCTCCTAATCTACAATATCTATTTTAATTGTTATTATAACCTTTGTCAATAATTTTTAATACAATGGAAGATATTCTGACATATTATAGTTAACACTATAGTCTAACAGAAGTTGATTTCTTAATTCTTCCTCAAATGAAGTTTCATTGATTTTACATGCTTCTAAAATTTCTTCATAAGAAACAAACTTTGAATACAAGTTTCCAACCTTAATCCAAATCTCTTGACCTGGAAGTAAAGTCTTGACACAGTCCATCACATCAAACTCATAACTAGAAACACAGTAGAAATAATATCTAGCAATAGTTTTAGTATAAGTAGGTCTACAATCTCTGATTCTAACAATAACTTGCTTCATATTAGTCACCATACCCCATGTATTTTAATTGTTCATCCCATGATAAATCATGCCACTTTTCAAAAAGTTCCATTGCCTTTTCATTGTAAGCATATCTAAATTCAGCACAAGAAGGTCTGTGATAGTATTCATCTTTATACCAATCAGAATAATAATTAATCATAGATTCCACCTTGCCTAAATTCTCAAAAGAAGGCTCACTATTCAATGTCCTAATTTGCTCATAAATCTTTTGTTTATACTCATGTAATTCCATAATCAATTATCTCAACTTTCACTTACCATTATAATGGTCAAATAAAAAGATGTCAAGCATTTTCTACTTAACACCTTAATATTTTAATCTTTATTATCTTCTGGCATAATGACATATCTAGACCAATCACCAATTGAATGCTGTCTAAACTTATGTGTCATATTCACCAATTTATCACCAACTCTTTCAAAATAGAGTTGATTGCTAACAGGCCACACAAGTGGACCCCATGTTTTATCTTTCCATGTTTCTGGATGAGACATGTCAGGTTGAATCCAACGCCCCACCTTATAAATGTCAATTACATTCATTAGTTCAACATCAAACCAATCTCTGCCACTATAAATACCTACTTTTAAGTCCTTGTAGTGTTCATGGATATAATTAACTATTCTAACACAATCCTTATAATTAGAGTCTCCACCCATAAGTCCAAACACAGTTATGCCTGGATGTTCAACAATAAGTTTATCAATTTCCTCATTAGTTAATAGGGTTCCCACATAAGGTCTTAAATAAGGTTCACTACAATTATCACAATGACATGGACATCCAGTTATATTGACACACAATGCAATCTCATCTGGAAATTCACTAAAAGTGATTGCTACGTCATAATATTTTAATGATTTCCCTATTCCTTCATTAAATTCTTCAGGTTGATTTGGTAATTCATATGAATCATTCATCTTGTTCTTCTACCTTTCCATAAGCCCTTCTAGATGCCTCTACTTGTCTTGCTTCACTAAAATTACTTACTCTTCTTAAATATCCAATGATTCTAGTTTCATAGTCTAAATTTGTAGACCCACATTTTGGACAAACATGTAGATATCTTTTATCTCTGTATCCACAATCATTACAAATTGTTGCTGGAATATTATAAGTCCAATAGTTGCATCCTGCTTTAACTGCAACATCCATTAGCATCCTATAAGTCTTTTTAGATAAGAAAGTATCTAAATTGTTGTGTAATGCTACACCTCCACTACAAACACTAGCAAATCCTTCTCCTTGATAATAGAACTTCTTAACTGGGTCAATAGTAGTATCTTCAACAACATAAAAATAAGAATTGTAAAGATTTCTTCCTTTAGGAACCCAATAACCATCCTTCTTGTCCCATTCATATAATTTGTAAGAAGCATTTTCTCCTGGAACAAACTCTAAGTTCATTTTAATTGTTGGAGTTCTGGCCTCTCTATTGAGTCTTTCAATAGTGCCTAATATATCTTGGGCTAGTTGTCTATATGAATTATTATTTGGGTCTATTTTAATATTTGGGTAATGGGGGTCATCTACAACACCTAGAAATTCTCCTGCTTCAACAAATCCATTAACACCAACTGTTAAGAATTGTTTATCAAGGTCAATAAATCCTGCACTATATGCTGATAGCATTCCATTATCAAAGTCATCATGTAACTTTGCATTCCAAGCATTTAAATATTTGTGAACTCTTTTTACTATTCTCTCTATATATTGAGGAAGAGTTAATTCAACATCATCACCATTAACACTATGATGTTTATACCAATTTTGAGTAATTCTATTAAGATTCAATGTTATAACTTTCTTAGAGCCAGTCATAACTCCACCTGCACCCATGGATGTACTAAAAACATTATCCTCAATACCATTTCTTAATCTACAACAAGAAGATAAAGAATCTGCACTATCACTTTGATAAATAAAGAATGAGTGTCCTTCTGAATGCATCTCTGCACAAAAATCTGCACTTTCTTCATCTTTGTATTGATGTGTATCTTTATCTACTAGAAGGTTGAATGATTCTACAGGAAAAGTAATTGTTGTTTTTTCTCTTTCCTTATTAAACCACTTCATGAACATCTTTTGAAGTTCTTTTGTAGTTTCCCAACATGGTTCATCAAAATCTGGGAAGAAGAAATCTTTAAAAATACTTTCAAAATAATACTTATCAAAGTAAGAAATATTAACAAATGGTGATTGATAATTTCTTGCTCCTGCTGGTTGATTAATAGAATATACAAATTGTTGGAACCAATCTTCAATCTTGTGTCTAAGAGTAAATTCATGTTCTCCAACCTTTTCAACTATTTCATCTAAATGTTGAATATAGTCTTGGCCATAATCAATTCTTAGAAAATGGTCAAAATAAGTTAGAAATTCTGGAATAGCAACTGCACCTGCAAATTGTGAGGCTAAAAGGAAAACTAAATTAATAATGCTTCCAATATAACTGTTAGCATGCTTTGGGGCACTAGCACTACCGCCTAATCCTTGTAAACCATCCATTAAGAATGGATATAAAGAACAAGCAACACAATATGGCTTTAGTGAAGATTCATCATGTGAATAAATAATATGATTCTTTAAATCTTGTTCAAAAGATGTAACTATTTCATCTCCATATAGTTTACTTAAATATCTTTTAACTAAGGCTCTATTGAGGTCAATAAAATCTTTTTTGCTTAATTCACATTCTTGAGTTGCCAGATTTTTACTAGCCACATTTGCATTACTATCAAATTGACTTCCTGTTGCTGCATTACTAGCAAGAGTGTAGTCATCAATAAATTTTAATTTCTTTTCAAGTGTCTTGGCATCCATAAACTATTGTTCCTTTACCCAATCACTTGCTTCTTTTTTAATTAAGATTTTACCACCAACTTCTAATGCTGGTGTTCCTAATATTCCTTTTTCTTTATATTCATCTATATTGTCTAATGTAATGAGAATAGAATCAAATTCAATTCCTTTTTTATTAAGCATCATTTCTAATGCTTTACACATCCCACAGCCATTTTGATGATAAAATATTGGTTTATTCATGCTCTTGTTCCCTTTCTTCTTCCTCTTCAGATTCTTTTAAACTAGTAAATAAAATATCTAATTCCTGGTCACTCATTTGACTTACTAAATTAGACATAAATTCATCAACATCTTTCATGCTGTACACCATCCTTTCTTTCAATTGTCAACTAAATTTAGCAACTATAAATCTAGGACAAATCTTTGTAGGATATTTAATGTTTCAGCATCATCAGCATTGTCAATAATATAGCCACTTATTGCTCTTTTCTGCTCAATAATTTCAGAAATTTTAGCATCTATTGTACCTTCACAAATTAAGTTGTAGATAAAAACTGGCTTCTCAGTTCCTATTCTGTAGATTCTATCTTGTGCTTGCAAAACAGATGCATAAGTCCATGGCTCATCTAGGAAAATCATATAAGATGCTTTAGTCAATGTAATTCCAGTACCACACTTACTAATAGTGCCTAAAAATATCTTATGTTCTTTATCTGTTTGAAACATATCAATGTTATTAGATATTTCTGCATCTGCAATATCCCCTGTATTTAATAATGGACTATATTCTTCTAACTCTTTCATTAGTATATTTAAAGGTTCTTTGAATGAAGAGAAGATTACTACTTTTTCTCCTGTGCTCACTATCTCTTTTGCTAATGACACTGCTCTGTCTATTTTACATGATTCTATATTTTGTGTAGTTAAAAATTGAGGACATGTTGTTGCTTGTCTTAGCCTTGTAATAATAGACAAAAGATTAGTATTATCTAGTTCTATCTTGTCACACATTTCTATTGCTTTTTCTTTATTAGTAGAATCTCTTTTAACAGAGTCTGCAAGCACTCTATAGAAGTGTTCTTGTTTCTCATCCATAGTGAGATATTCATTAATAATGTTCTTAGGTGGAAGATTAAGTAATTCTTTTCTTCTTCTAATTGCATTAGTCATTATTTCTTCTTGAAGAATATCTAAATTCTTGAAGCCTAAGACTCTTTTTTGCTTGTCATCAGATAAAATACAATACATATTCTTAAAGTTTGTTATACCTGATTTACCTTTCACCTTTGACTTCTTTTCAAGTCCTAACCATGCTAAAGATATAAATGAATCTAAAGGATTGTTCATAATTAAAGAACCTGTCATTGCCACCTTTCTTGGTGCATCTAACTCAAGGAGATTAAGGCCTCTGTGAGAATTCCATCCCTTAGCCATATGTGCTTCATCTAGCAACATTAAACCCATCTTATTAGGGCCATTGACTATTGCCTCAACAATTTCATCTTGTATAAGAGATTCTACATTAATTATAATAAAGAACTCATCTATAGGCTTAGATAATTGCTCTACTCTTTTAGGAATTTTTTCCCAGACCCTGTTACCATTTTTATTTATTCTTTCTCCAATAATAACACAACCTAGTCTGGAATGCTTTTGAATTTCTTTTCTCCAATTATCTCTTAAAGAGGCAATGCCACAAATAACAAGACAGTGCTCAATTTCACCCCTTGCTTGAAGTTCTTCTGCTAAATAAATACAATCCAATGTTTTACCTAGACCAGGGTCACTAAGAAGATAACACTTATCATGATTAAGAAGCCACTCAATATCTTGCAACTGATAATCAAAAGGCTTTGTCTTGTACTCTAATACTGGCTTTATATTATCTGATTGTTCTTCTTTTTCTTTCACTATTAAAGTTACATCATCATAGTAGACAAAGTTATCAAGTAAATATGCAAGGCTTGTTAAAGGAACTTCCCATGAATATGTATTTTTATCATAAGAATATGTGCCAAAAGATTTTATAATATTAATTATATCTTTATTATATTCAAATTTTACATACAGAGAAGTTATTCCACCTAATTTAGATTTCTTATCTTCAAATATGTAAATCATTTATTCTTCTTCTGGTAAAGAAATTCTTCCTTCAAATAATGTAGATTCATAGTTTTCTACAAAACCATCAATAGGCTCTGTAGTAAAAGTTACTTTACCTGTAACTCTAAATCTATGGCCACAAGTATCACACTCATACTCTTCTACAAAAGACATTGAATCTCCTGTGTAGTAATCAATGTGTCCATTCTCATCCTTAATAATGTTTGTTGGATTCCCAACTAAATCAGAAACAAATATTTCTGCTGGTAAATACTCTGCTCCACAATGTGGGCAAATAATGAAGTTTGTTTTATCAATTTGCATAAAATATAAAGAGATTCAAATTTAACTAAATAGACCACTCTATTTATAAGATTCTTTGAATCTCTATTGTTTATTATATAACTTTTAATTTAAAATGTTATTACAAATTACCCAATAACTGTAGGTATTGACTCAATTTGAGATACTGTAATATCTAATTTATCATTAACAGCATCAGAACCAGTAAGAGGAATAACTCTTTGTGCATATAAAGTATAACTAGGATTATATAAACTTCCAACATTTTCAAGTGTTATTCTTATTAGTGCATTATAAGTATAGACTGTACTGGATACCTTATAAATGCAAGGAACACATATAACACAATCCAAATTTGTAAATTGATACACCCTCTCATATTCCCTCTCATCTTCTGTGCCTGGTGTCTCTATATCTGCTGCCACAGTTAATCTTATAAAGTTCATAATGTTATCCATTTTACTTTTATTAACATTAGTCATTAATGCAATCCTATCAGCATTTCTAGGAAGTGTCTTATTAATATTCCAGACATTATAAGTAGCATGTTTTGATGAATAAACATTATTAATAGTGATTGAACTCTTCACTGTCCCATTAACATCTTTAAAATCTATTTTATCTTCTTCTCCTTGAGGGTGCTCAGCAGAAGCAAAGTAAGTAGTGCTTGCATTAGATTTCGTTTCAAATGTATTAGTAGCATGTTCCTTTGTTTCAAGAGTACCATTTTCTTGAGGCAAATTCAAAAGATATTGAGTATTTGAAGTTGTTGGAGTATTAAAGTCTAACTTTGTATAAGAACCATAATTACTGTTTCTTGCATATGCTGTAATCTCAGAGTCATTATAAATTGTATAATTAGCACCAGTTGTTCCTGTACCCACTAAAACTGAATTTGTAAGATATGCAGATTTAAATTTATGGTACATATCACCAATATCAACTGAAGAAGAAGTTGCAGAAGAGCCAATTGCTTTAAGGTTTTCACTAACACCTACAACACTTGAATTAACAACACTTGAATTAAGTACTTTAGAAATATCTACATAGTTTCCATTATCAAAATTTCCAATTTGAGTGGTATCAATATTAAGAAGGGATTCCCCAAATACTTCCCATTTAGATTCTTCAGAATTATAGAATAAAACTTGAATGCTGTATGGAGTTTCTGGAGATTCATTAGAGAAGTATAGTCCCTTAAAATATAAAGTAGTTCCTTCACCTTCAATTGTATCATCTAAATAAGCATCTGAGTTGGTGGTACCATCAAAAGTAACTAATTTTGTAGTCCTATCTCCACCTTCTCCTCCAAAACTTACAGAATCTAATTTAATAGAGGCCCAAAGTTGAGCATCTGATGCAGATAAATTTAAGGCACTCTCTAAACTGGCAATTGTCCCTACTTTAAAAATATAACCCTTTATAACTATGATAATATCATCACCATCCAACTTGACAAAAGAATCTTTATGAAATCCTAAAACATTGAGGAGATTTAGATTCTCTTCTGTTGTCTTTGCTGCTGTTGGATTTATTCCTGCACCTCTAAATGCTGTAGGAAATGCACTTACTGCTGTACTTTGTAAATAATTTTTCATAATTTACTCCTTACTCCTCTACTATTTGATTTTGGAAAGTCATCTTCCAAATAATCATATAACTAACACCTGTGGCTAATTCTGTTCCTTGAATCTCTTCATCATCTGCTAGTCTTATATATGCAGATGGATTTTTTCTTTCATTCATATTAAGACTATTATATATACCAATCAAATTAACTTTTTCTTCACTTGTCACTTCAGATAAGATGGAAGCAGGAACTAAGAAAGAGTACTCAATGCTTGCTTCATCATTACTTTCAGAAGTTATTTCAGAATCATCCAATAACACAGGAATAACTGTTTTTTCTTTGGTTAAAGTACCAATATATTCTTCTTTTAAAGGATTCTCACTTGCTGGTATTGTACTGCTAGTATGATATAATCTTATATATTTAGGACTTAAATCAGTAGTATTATTCCCTTTAAGTGCTCTAACCACACAATCAAATAAAGGACCACATCCAGTATTTTTAATTGTTCTAGTTTTTACAACTTTATCTTTATGTAAAGTTTTTATAGTAACTTTTCCTGAGTAATTAAATCCATCTCTCATTCTATTCTTCCTCCTCACTATCTATACCTACAACTAATCCTGTATATGTTTGAGATAATTTAGAAGTGTCATCCAGAGTATCAAATGAACTCTTTGAAACATCAGTAAAATCAGAAACATTTGAAGTATTATTATCAGTAAATTCTTTCCAATTAACACTGTCAGTAATCCCAAATATAGAAGTATAAACATTATCAGTGCTGACATCTCCATAGACAATATCATAAGTAATTCCTGCTGGGAGTATGTAATCAAATAAATCTTCTAATAAAACAACATCAACTACAGAAATAGGTAAAACTATCTTTAATTTATAGTCTGCTTCTTTTAACTTTTTATAATCTATAGGACTCACTAAGTAATTATCACTAATGTGTTGAGCATGTAACAATGCTTTAATAGCAAGATTAATAGACTCAAAAGACCCCTTCTTTCTTAAGCATTCAGTAAAGATAGAAGCAACTGTTCTTAAGTCCTCTATATCATACTCATGTCTACTTTCAAATCCTAGTGTCTTTGTAACTAGTTTTATCATTTGATAACTACTTCTCCTATTTAAAGGATTCTCACCCACTAAATCAACATTAGTCTTAAGGTAGTTAAAGACAGCCTCAAAAGACCTTCCTATTGCTTGAAAGTCTCTTGACTCATTATAGTAAACACTTGGCACAGAATCTCTAACTTTAATCATTATTGTTTTGAACTCCTTGCTATTCTAATGATAGAACTATTAAAGTCAATTTCAGGTATTGTTATCTTGTTGAATACATTATTGAAATCAAATAATGTGATAGCATCATCCATATGAGTATGACTATCTAATTTGATTGCTAAATCATTATCTTGCTTATTAGTATAATAGAATTGGTCAACACTGGATAATGCAGTCTTAACTGCATCACCTACATTTTCTCTTGTAGTAGCATCTTCACATATATATTGATTATATCCTGTAACATATCTAATTTTATCAACCAATAAGGTACCTTTTTTTGTAGACCTAATTCTTAAATCAGTAACACCATGTAAATCTAAAACATATAGTGTAGATGCATCTAAACTTGTAGTTGCAGTACCATTATATACAGGAACAGTACCTGCTGTGCCAGAATTAATAGTTAATTTTGCTGCATTATCCTCAGGTTGCCAATACACCATCACTAAAGAATTGTCAGTGTTAGCAACTGCAGGAACTTTAAATGTTTTATCATAATTTTCTGACAACTCTAACTTAGCAAAACCTGTCTCATCTCTATACATGACATTAGGTGCTCCTTGAGAAATATCTAATGCATAGATGTAAGCATCAATAGGTTTTCTCTTATTATCTAATATATCAATATAAGTAACATCTACATCAGTATCCCCTGCAATTTCTAAAGTTCTGCTAAATAAGATATTCTTATTTGTAATAGGATTATTATCATCACCATTAAAGGAGATGGAATGTCCTGCTAGTAATGTTTGATTCTTATCTGGTCCTGCAT